TTTGTGAATGTACCAAATCACGCGAAGCCGATCATTTACAAAATTTAATTTATGATACGATGAATGTCGACATCAATGAAATTGAAGCGTATCTTGACGATGTTCGTAAAAACCCACTACCAATACCACCATATGCATTCGATTGTCATACGTGGAAGGGCAAAAAAATGGGCAAAACCAAAAAAGAGTTCTTCAAAGAAGAATATGAAGCGTTGCAACCAAAACAAATCGGCATATTTGATAACCTAGTATGAGAGTAATCGTAACTGGATCCTCAGGATTCATAGGCAAAAACCTAGTAGAAAAACTAATCACTAACCCCGACATTCTCGGGGTTCAGTGTATTGATATCAAAACTGGATGGGATGTTCAGTTTATTGAAAAGTTAATCATAGTTCCTGATGTAGTAGTACATTTAGCAGCAGAAGTAAGTGTGTTTAACCCCGATCACGCAAAAATTATCAAGACGAACATTGAAGGATTTTGCATAGTAGCAGAGTATTGTCGCAAAAACCATGTAAGATTGATATATGCGAGTAGTAGTAGTGCAAATAACATTACTAGTATGTACGGAATGTCCAAAAAATTTAACGAGGATTACGCACAGAGCTACATTCCAATGAGTTTAGGGCTTAGATTCCACAATGTGTACGGCAAATACCAAAGGGAAGATACGTTGATTGGGAAAATTTTGAAAGAGAAGACGATCACGCTTTACAACAATGGAGATAACGTAAGAAGGTTTACCCACGTCAATGACATTGTTAATTGTATTGAACACCACATTTTTACCAACACCGAAGGATTGATAAATATCGCATCGCCTGATAGTTATCGCACATACGATATAGTAGAAATGATGAAGAAGTACTACAAATTCAGTATAGTATACTCGTATGACGTTAGACCATTAGACAGAGTTTATCAGCACGTAGAAGATCTACCCAATTGGGAATGTAAGTACACAGATATTGAACAAAACCTTAAAAACCTAATAGAGAGTTATGGCAAGTGAACGACTAAACACGACACTATTAAAAAAGAACATGATTCAAGCCCTCGAAAAGAACATGGGCATCGTTAGTATTTCGGCTAGGCAAATAGGCGTTCACAGAGCAACGCACTACGAATGGATGAAAGATGATGAGAAATATCGTAATGAAGTTCAGCAATTAGAGGGCAACCAATTAGACCTAGCAGAATCCGTCTTGTTAAATCAAATTCGGGATGGCAACACAACCGCAGTGATCTTTTTTTTGAAAACGAAAGGTCGCGTACGTGGGTATGTAGAGAGAACAGAGATCACGGGTATTGGAGAAGATAATCGCATACGCATTGAGATCGTAGATGCAAACCCTAAAAACTAATGTAGTTTTCAAACACTTGCGGAGTAGTAACTCTCGTATAGTCGTAGAGCAAGGTGGTACACGTAGTGGTAAGACCTACAATATCCTTATGTGGTTGATATTTGACTATTGTACAAACAATAAGAAGAAGATAGTATCAATCGTACGTAAGACGTTTCCCGCATTAAGGGGTACTGTGATGCGAGATTTCTTAGAAATACTCCATAACGTGGGTATGTATAGCGAAGACCACCACAATAAAAGTACGAATGAATACTACTTAATGGGAAACACAATAGAGTTCCTATCAGTAGATGAACCACAAAAAGTACGTGGGCGTAAACGTGATCTGTTATTCGTTAATGAAGCAAATGAATTAAAGTTGGAGGATTTCCGACAATTGATGATGCGTACCACAAGCAAGATAGTGATCGATTACAACCCGTCAGAGGAATTTCACTGGATATACGATCATGTACTAACACGGGATGATGTAGATTTTCATCAGACCACATATCTTGACAACCCGTTCCTCGAAAAATCCCTCATTGAAGAAATTGAGAAACTGAAAAACATTGATGAAAACTATTGGAATGTATACGGACTTGGTATGCGAGGGCAGTCAAGATCATTAGTATTTCAATTTATCGAGGTAGAGCAGATTCCTGAATATGCCAAACTTAAATCCTATGGATTAGATTTCGGGTACACGAACGATCCAACCGCATTAGTAGCCATGTATATATGGGATACCAATATTTACTTTGATGAATTGTTATACCAAACGGGTATGACGAATAGCGATATAGGTAATATGTTGAAGTCCTTGGATATTGACAGAAGTGATGTAATATGGGGAGATTGTGCTGAACCCAAGACCATTGCAGAATTACACCGATTTGGATTCAACGTCAAGGGTACGTCAAAGGGATCAGATTCTATCAATGTAGGGATAGACATGATGCGTAGATACCAAATATGCCTCACCAAACGTAGCATAAACCTTATCAAAGAGATGAGGAATTACAAATACATAGAAGATAAGGAAGGACGCCTTACAAACAAACCAATTGATGCTTTTAACCACGCCATAGATGCATGTAGGTATTCAGTTTACAACACATTAGCACGTCCAAATATCGGTAAATACTCCGTTCGGTAATTCGTCCCTTTTAAGTCATATATTTATTTATTTTTTACAAAAGTAAATATCTTAAATATTATGCCTATCTTTACATAGTCAAATAAAAACACTATGAACACAAACCTCAAATTACTCACAAGATTGCAACGTGTATGCGACTTGTCTATGTTCTACGCAATTAGCGTAAGCCCTTACCGCATTCACCTACAAGGCGATTTGAATCGTGGCGATCTCGTTGCTATTCAACGTATCATGCGCAAACGTAAAGGCGTAACACACCAAATTACTGATATTGGGTCAGTTGAATTTCACTACAAAAACATTTATATCATTTTGTTATGAGCAAGGCATTCAAAGTAGGCGAAGTTAAATTGACATACGGGCGAACTGAAGAATATCGTGGTCAAATACGATCATCATCAAGCGTTGTTGAGTTCTTGCGTAAATTGTACGCAGACGATGTAATTGAACACCATGAAGAATTTTGGGTTTTATTTCTAAACCACGGGCTTCGTATCATTGGGTTTCAGCAACTTAGCGTTGGGGGACTTGCAGGATGTGTAGTTGATATACGCCATTTGTTTCAAGCAGCGTTATTGACCAATGCTTCCAACATTATTGTATGTCATAATCACCCAAGCGGTAACTTGAACCCAAGTGAACAAGATACCAAGATCACCAAACAAATCAAAGATTGTGGCAAATTGATGGATATCCAATTACTCGACCACGTTATCCTTACACAAGATTCATCGTATTCATTTGCCGAGGAGGGCTTAATATAATGCAACTAAGACCATTTGATAACGAAATATGGGATGACTATGATAGTTATGCCGATTGGCACACCAACTTTGTAGAAGAATGTGAATCCAATGAAAACTTATTGTATTACGACAATGAAACCGATTATGACGTATTTGATTATGAATAAGTCATAGTTTAGTTAATTGACACTAGAAAGGGGGCGTAATGCCCCTTTTTTATTGTATAAACATTTGGTAGTTTGTTCGTTTTATAAGTAATGATTGAAACAAAAACGATAATAGTACCAACTGAATTACGGGATGTCAAGTTGCACCAAATGTTAGCGTACAACGAATTGAAACCCGAAATGAATGAAACGCAAAGACAATTAGAAGCAGTTTCTATTTTTTGCGAATTGACCATGAGTGAGGTAAAAGCCATACCTTTTGACATATTGAAAGGGTGCGTAGAAAAAATATCTACGATGTTAGAATCTAAACCCGTATTCACGCAAAGGTTTAAGATGAATGGCGTTAAGTATGGGTTTGTACCCAACTTAGATGAATTATCCACTGGTGAGTTTATCGATATTGAAACATACCAAAAAACCCCGAATGAAATTTGGAAGGTTCTAAGTGTACTATATAGACCAATTACCAAAGAAGGTCAAGGTGGCAAGTATGAAATTGTCAACTACAATGCAGAGTTGAATCCTGATTTTAAGGACATAGATTGTAACATCGCATTTGGTGCGTTGCTTTTTTTTTGGAGTTTAGGAATCGACTTGTTGAGTTCTACCCAGAAGTATTTGCGAATGATGAAGAAGGGGGAAGTGCAGATGAAGTACGACTTACCGAAAAATGGGGATGGTTTGGACTTGTCTATCGACTCGCTAACCGAAGTTTCCTTAACCTTGAAGAAGTATATACAAAACCCATTCACTCCGCTTGTATGTGGATCGCTTACGAAAGCGACATTGCAAAGATGGAACAAAAAGCAATTAAACAAAGATGAACAATAATCACATAGGAACGGCATTCGAGGTAATGAAAGACATTGCCGATTTAGAGGGGTGGAACTATTCACACGGCACATTAACCGAATTTGATTTCAAGGCATTTTTGGTATTCCCGTTAATGCATTGTTCAATTCAATCGGTATCGCTTACAGATCAAGTAGCAACTATCCAAATGAACGTAATGGTTGCAGACAGAGTGAACTTTTTGAAAACAGAGAACGAACAAGAAAACCTGATAACTGAATATAGCCAGTACGGGTATACAGAAAACCAAAACTACGCTAACGTGCTTCAAGATCTGTACGTACGTTTTTCAAAAGGATTATGGCGTATAGAGCAAGATTACTACAATCAATTGCAGTGGATTAGACCTATCCAATTTAATCCGTTTATAGAAGCCATGGATAGCGTATTAGCGGGATATCAAATACAGATAGGCATTGAATTGATTAACCCATGGGTTACTGATGGCGATTGCGTATAAACATACCACCCAAGTTGTAGCCGATTACTCTGAAAAATGGGCAATTGCATGTAGGGCGTTACTTGAAACTAAGCGACCTCGTACTTCTATTCGTGCAAGATGGAAAAAGGTAGGGGATACATGGCAACCAATATCAGTTACCAAACGTACCTTTCGTGGTAACTATGTATCTTCGGGTCAGTTAGTTAACTCCATTAAACCGAAACCTGATGGATTGAACCTTGGCATTACAATGAACAAAACGGGGACATACGTTCAGAACGGGCGTAAACCTGGCAAGGGGATACCACTTGATGCTATGCGTAGTTGGGTAAAAATGAAACGCATACAACCACGTGATCTGTCAACGGGTAAATTCAAATCCAAAAGTTCACTAAGCCACATGATGTACCTAATGAATCGTAAGATCAAATACTTTGGTATTGAACCATTCCCATTTGTTACCATTGCTAGAGATCAAATTTTACCCCCATTCAATAAAGCATTAACCAAGGCAATAGCCCAAGACCTAAAAGCAAGATTTAAGCGATGACATTCAACGAACAACCAAGTGCAATATGCGGGGCAAAATCCCCATTGATTTACCAATTTTATGATGCGTTATACACCGCAGATTCATTTTATTATCAATGTGATGTATATGTGTGGAGTGGAACGACCACAATCCCAGGTTCACCGAATTGGACAATAAACCGCAAACCCGACCAATACGGATCGGGCCGTGGATGGATTGATATTCACAAATTGGTGGAACAAATGTTGACAGAGGATTATTTAATCAACGGCACATACAAACCAAATATCGGTAATGGGGCAATGCGTGTTGCCGTCAAAGTGCGTGGGGTGTATTTAGTAGGCACCACAACCACATACACAGCGTATGCGACCTCCAATGTAGTTTTGGCTACCTTGGGTTACACTTACACGTCCGAGGGCTTTAATGACGGATTTTCAAAAGTTGTATTTACTGATAAAAATCAAGTAACGATAACCGCAGCAACAACAACGGCATATTTGTGGTACGATGCAACTATTGTTACCTCCATAACTTGTGGAAGTGCTACTATCACACCCAATGCAGTGAGTGGGTTAAGTGCAAACACCATACAAGGTATTGAGATTGTACAATTGTTGGCAGCGGGGGGCGTATCAGGATCTGCGAACATTACTTTTGTCAAGGCGGGAGATGATATAGTTATACCCGTAAACAAAGTTTGTGAGAATAAGTATGGTCAACAAGATGTATTGTTCTTGAACAAATACGGCGTGTATGATTCGTTCTTGTTCAATGGCGTTTACAGATTTACCAACCAAATCACGGGTGAAAAATATTCACAACCTATCTACAAGCAGACGAACCTAGCACAAGCATGGACATACGGAGTGCCAATTACAACCCCGTATTTAGTAAATAGTACCCAAGTGATCAGTGTGAATACAGATTGGATTAGTGAAAATTATGTAGATGTTGTAGAACAAATTTTTTATTCAGTAAATGTATTGATTAACGGAACGCAAGTACTTTCAGCAAGGGTAATTGATACCTCGTTTGAAAAGAAGACACGTTTGAATGAGAAATTGATATTGTATACCATTCAGTTAGAATACAACCAACCAAAAATTAACAAGATTGTAAGATAATGGCAATTCGTTTTTCATTAGCCATCCAAGATAGCAACGCGGATACGATAGGACCAATAATGTTGGCTTACAACCAACGAACTGCAACGGGATTTATCGAAGGTCAAGAATGTTGTATTGAGAAGTTAGAAGCATTGGGAGGTACGTTTAGTTACCAAGTTCCAGTAGATTTATTCCAAGATGAATCAGTGCCATTGACAAGACAATTAAAGGACTTGATGAACCTTGCCACCATTTGGACAGATTACACCCAAGATTTCCAAATTCCCGCATCAGATACCAACAACGAAATTTTTGCCAATTGGTTTGATGAAAACATGGTTATCGTGGGTTGGAATCCCAACATCGGCAAAAACGCCACCATATTCATCAACGGATTACCCGTGTTTGAAGGTAGAGTTGAATTGATTGGTTGTAAGTTCAAAGATGGATTGCCCGAATTATACAACATCATTTTTTATGGTCGAACAAAAAAGATTTTGGATGCGTGGGGTGAAACATTAATGAACGAAGTGGATTGGAGTGAATACAATCACACGGCCAATTATGCAAACATATTGAGTTCATGGGATCAAGCGTTGGAGGGTGGTGATATTTTATGGCCTATTGCCGATTACAACCAAGGGTGGCGATATTCAACATTGAGTGGAGTAAACGGGAACATACGTAATCCAAGGGGCGTTGAAGTAGATGATTTACGCCCCGCGATTCGTTTACGGGCGATGCTTACAACAGTGTTTGAGGAAATCGGGGTTACATTGACGGGTTCGTTTTTATCACGCCCCGAAATGGATGATTTGTACATTTTGCCCATGCAAACGGCGGGGCCATTGTACGATCCCGAATATACATTGCCAGGAACATTTGAAGCGTACAAAGCACCACAATCATTCAACGGAAGCACATTTGGTGGATTGACATATTACCAATTGATATTCACATCCGTTGTTACAAACCCATCGGGAAATTACGCATCGGGTACGGGCAATTATACCGCCAATAGATACGGGCAATACACATTCACAGTTGAATTGTATGACCTTGTAGCCCCAGGTGTACCATTGCAAAGTTTGGAAATTGCATTTTTTATCAATGGTCGTAAAATATACGCACCCGCAACGGGTATATTCACAAGTGGATTCACACCACCACCAACGACAACAATTGTATTTAATTACGCATTGAAAACCATGGATGTGGTATCGGTTCGTTATCGTGCAACGGGAACATGGTCAACATCTTCAATTACTTTTGAATGTACGAAAGCCCCACAAGGTATTAATGGTAACACGATTTCCATGGTGGATGCAATGCCACAAAAACCCATCAAAGATTTTGTCAATGGAGTGTTGCAAGGTTTCAATTGCATATTAGTTCCCATTGGAGAAAAGGAAATTGAAATACACAATTTGGCGGATTGGTTGGCAACGGGAACAACCAAAGATTGGACTTCGTATGTCGATGT